ATAACAGCATCAAACTTTGTCGGAGATGGTGCTTCTCTAACAAATCTAACATATCAAAATATTACAGGTAAAACTGCAGGAGTTCGTACTGAGTTTTCTGTTACATCTACTGACTTCGGTAGACTAACCTACAATTCTTCTACAGGAACTTATAACGTTGCTGGTATTACTACTGCAGAGATTCGTAATCAATTATCTGCTACATCTACTGACTTCGGTAGACTAACCTACAATTCTTCTACAGGAACTTATAACGTTGCTGGTATTACTACTGCAGAGATTCGTAATCAATTATCTGCTGGTACTGGTGTAGGTTATTCATCAGGACAATTTAGTATTGGTCAACCAGTTGCAACTACTTCAAATGTAACATTTAATTCCGTAAATGTTTCTGCTGGAGCTACTTTTGGTGGTAATGTTATTATTGGTGGTGATTTGACGGTAAACGGGACAACTACTCGAATTAATACCGTTGAAATGACGGTCGAGGATACATTAGTTCAACTTCAAGTAGTTGATGGTGTTGCTCCAACTTCAGCAACAAATAAAGATGTTGGTATTGTATTAAATTATTACGATACATCTGCTAAAAAGGCAGCAATGTATTGGGATGATAGTGCTGGAAGATTTGTTTTTTCAAGCAATGCTACAGAAACAAGCGGAGTAATTACTTCTTCTGCATATGGAGCACTTGAAGTTGGTTCTTTATGGATCAATGATTGTGCTGGACAATCTCAACTTATTTCGTGTGAAGGAACAACTAGATCATTGAACAATATTGTAATTGATGGCGGATCTTTCTAACTAGTTTTTCAAAACTACAATAAATAGGGGGTCTACATGACCCTCTTTTTTATGAGTAATCAAGATATTCAACATTTATTGCAAGCTTATCAAAATAAAGTTTCGGATTTATTGTCTCAGGTGATTGCATTTGAAGCACGAATTATGTCGCAGCAAGAGATTATAAATAATCTACAACACCAGTTAGAGACAACTCAAGTAAACCCAAAATCCACTAATCGAAAGGTAAATACCGAAAAATCCGATTCTGGTGAATTTTGATTAATAAGAGTCTCTGCTAGATAGCAGACTTTTGTTTATTTTTTGTAAATGGCAAATCTTCAAATTAAAATTAAAAGATCCTCTGTACCTGGAAGGATTCCTACTGTTCAGCAACTTCCTTTAGGTGAACTTGCCATCAACACTTCAGATGGAAAAGTTTTTCTTGCAAAAAATTCCGGAATAGGAAGTACAGAAATTGTTGAAGTTGGAATATCAACTTCAACAGTTCTTTCTGGAATTATTACAACCACTAATTTACAAGTTACGAACATAATTACTGGAATTTCTTCAGGATCTTCTAAGGTTAATGTTATTAGTGATGGTGGAAATCAGTGGCATTATATTCCATATTTAGATGGCAAAACTGGATATCAAGATTTAAGAACAAATAGTTTAACTTATAATCCATTTACCGGAAGATTAGTTTCTGGAATTGGAAGTTTTCAATCGATTCAAGGAAATTTAGTTGCGGTTGCTGCAACAATAACAACTATAAATGGACTTAATTATCCAACGGCAGATGGATTAACAAATCAAGTTTTAAAAACCGATGGCAATGGCAATTTATCATTTGCAAATGTTGGTGGATCTGGTGGGGGGCAAATTGAAGAAAATTTTACTGCGACAAATAATCAAACATTAGTTACTACAGTAACATCATTTGGAAGTAAATATATACAAGTTTTTTTGAATGGAGTAAAAACCAGAGAAACCAGTGATTGGACAAGAACATCCACAAGTTCAATTACATTTCAAAATACATTATCATCTGGAGATGAAATAGACATAGTTATTTTTACTTGATAAATAAATAAAGAATAGATAAATATATGGCTGTTCCATCCTCAAGACAAGGATTAATAGATTATTGCAAACGTAAACTCGGGCATCCTGTCTTGGAAATAAATGTTGCGGATGAACAAATAGATGATTTAGTTGATGATGCATTTCAATTTTTTCATGAACGTCATTATGATGGCGTGGAAAAAATGTATTTGAAATATAAAATTGAACAATCTTTTGTGGATAGAATTAAAGCGAGAGGTGGTAATCAATCTGCAGGAATTACTACTACGTACGGAACTTCAAATATTACTGGTATTGGAACAACAATTTTTGCATTTGAAGAAACTCAAAATTTTATTCAAGTTCCAGATACAGTTATAGGTATTGAAAAAATTTGGAAAATAGATAATCGAGCAATTAGTACAAATTTATTCAGTGTAAATTATCAATTATTTTTAAATGAAATATATTGGTTTACTTCAACTGAATTACTGAACTATACGATGACAAAAAGATATCTTGAGGATATCGATTTTATTTTGCATCCAGATAAACAAATTAGATTTAATAAAAGGCAAAATAGACTGTATTTAGATACTGATTATGCGTCGATTATGCCAGATGATTATTTAATTATTGAATGCTATAGAATTTTAGATCCAAATGATTTCACAAAAGTATATAACGATAGTTTTGTGAAACCATATTTGACTGCATTAATTAAAAAACAATGGGGGCAAAATATGATGAAATTTAGAGGAGCAAAGCTTCCTGGTGGAATTGAATTGAATGGAAGAGAACTATATGAAGATGCTCTTAAAGAAATTGATCAATTGAAAGAACGAATGACATATGATTATGAAATTCCAGTATTAGATCTTATTGGATAATGTTAAATCCATTTTTCATTCAAGGTACAAAAGGAGAACAATCTCTTCTTCAAGAAATAACAAACGAACACTTGCGTATGTATGGTGTCGAATGTGTTTACTTACCAAGAATTTTTGTAAATACAAAAACAATTTTACAGGAAATTAGTTCTTCTACTTTTAATCAATCATTTCCAATTGAAGCATACATTGAAAATTATGAAGGATATGGTGATAATTTAGTTTTATCTAAATTTGGTGTAAGAACTACAAGTGAAGCAACATTTGTAATTTCTAGAGAAAGATTTTTAAATTATATTACTCCATTGATGGAAGGGGTGGAGAATTCTCAACTGACAACTAGACCCAAAGAAGGAGATTTAATTTATTTTCCTCTTAGTGATACTCTATTTGAAATAAAATATGTAATCGATAAAGAACCATTTTATCAATTGCAAAAACAATACATTTATAAACTAAAGTGTGAAATCTTTGAATATGAGGATGAAATTATTCAAACTGGAATAACAGAAATTGATGACGAATTTTCAACTGAAACAACTGGATATAATGCAACTTTAGTTGTTTTAGGTATAGGAAAAACTGCACAAGCTTACACATCATTAGTCGATGGTGGAGTAAATAAAATTACAGTTATAAATTCTGGAACTGGTTATATAAGTACTCCGTTAGTGAAAATTGAATCTCCAGTTGGAATTGGAAGAACTGCAAAAGCTGTTGCAATTACAACTTCAAATAATACTGGTTCTAGATCTTTACAGAAAATTATAATTTCAGATCCAGGATTTGGATATACTTTTACTCCGGCAATACAAATTATACCATCAGATGGAAAAGGTTCAGGTGCATCTGCAATTGCTGGAATTGGAACTACTGGTGCTGTCGGTATTGTGACTATTTCTTTATCTGGACAAAATTATGCAATTGCACCAAATGTTACTTTTGAATCAGCTCCGGCGGGTGGATTTACTGCAATTGGAACTGCCACAATCAATGCAAATGGTAATCTATCTTCAATAAATCTCATTAATGCCGGATATGGATATACTGTTTCACCAGTAATTACAGTTTCTTCTGCAAGTACGATTGGAATTGGAACTTATAATTATGGCGATATTATAACTGGAAAATCTACATTAACAACTGCATTTGTTCTTAGTTGGAGTAAACCAGATCTTACATTAAAAGTAAATCAACTTACTGGAAGATTTGCTCCAGGAGAAGTTATAGTTGGAGCATCAAAAACAAATGGAGAAACTATTGGTTATACTCTAAATACTATCAATTATGATGATGATGATGCATATGAACAAAATCAAGAACTAAGATTTGAATCAAATTCAATTATTGATTTTACAGAAAGAAATCCATTCGGTGAGGTATAAAAATGTTAGGTAGTTATTTTTATCACGAAATAATTAAAAAAACAGTTATTGCATTTGGAAGTTTATTCAAAAATATTGAAATACATCATATTGATGATGCTCATGATAAAAATATAAGCATTATAAAAGTTCCAATTGCATATGGTCCTATTCAAAAATTCCTATCAAGAATTAATCAGCAACCAAATTTTAATAAAGAATCTGCCATTACTTTACCAAGACTTTCTTTTGAAATTATATCATATAGATACAACTCAACTCGAAAAGCATCAATCATACAAAAATTTTGTGCATCAACTCCAAATGATAAGACTAAAATAAAACAAGTTTTTATGCCGGTTCCTTATGATATTGGATTTAGATTAAGTTTTGCTTCAAAATTACAAGATGATGCTCTTCAAATATTAGAACAAATATTACCATTATTTCAACCTGCATTAAATATTACTGTAAATTTGATTGATAGTATTGGGGAATATAGGGATATACCAATTATATTAAATAATATAAGTTTTATGGATGAATATGAAGGAAATTATGACACCAGAAGATTTATTCGGTATGACTTAGATTTTACAGCTCAAGTTTATTTTTACAATGAAGTTCCAACCGATTCAAATGGAGGATTGATTAAAAAGGTTCAAGTTGATTATTCATCTCAATTTAATGCACCAAGGGAAGTTCGTTATAGTGTTACACCAAAGGCAACAAAAGATTATAATCAAGATAAAACAGATTATTTAATAGAAAAATTTGAAATCAATAAAACTCTACTCAAAGTTGTAAATGGGTCTTCATTTCAAGTTGGAGAATATATTCAAATTGATTCTGAAACTATGAAAATAAATCAAATTGATCAGAATAATTTAATTGTATCTAGAGGTGAATATGGAACTAAAGTTGTGGAACATTTTGCAGGTACTTCAATTAATGCAATTACAATTGAAGATGATGCTTTGATAGAAGATGACGACGACTTTGGATTTAATTCAACAATAACAGATTTTAATAATTCTAAAACATTTTCACCAAGTCTTGGTATAGATGTATAAATTATGGATGGTAAATTTGATGCTATTGATAAGTCTCTCAACATTGAGGCAAAAATAATTGATAATGCAAAGGAAATTGAAAATATTAAAATTCCAGATGATCCGCAAAAGGATTATGAATATAGTAGAACACAATTATATAAATTAATAGAAAAAGGTCAAGAAGCTGTAGAAGGAATTATTGAACTTGCACAAGAATCTGAACATCCTAGAGCTTTTGAAGTTGCTGGACAACTAATTAAATCCGTTGGAGATGTTACCGATAAACTTTTAGATTTGCAAAAGAAAATGAAAGATTTAGAAAAACCACAAACTAGCGGTCCAAAAACAGTAAATAATGCATTATTTGTTGGAAGTACTGCAGAACTTCAAAAAATGTTAAAACAAGGAATTCTAAATAATGTAGAAGAAAAATAAATTACAAATGAAAACTTTTAAATCTTTTTCTAAATCTATTGAACATGAACTTGGTGAAAAGGGTGAGGAAAAAGATCATAAGTCTTTGAAGCAACATCCTTCGATAGAGAAAATTGCAGATAAACACAATGTTAGTAAAGAATTTATAATTTCCCAAATAAAAAAAGGATATAAATTGGAGAAGGAACATACAAAAAATATAGATATGGCAATTGATATCGCCATTCAGCACATAAATGAATTTCCATTATATTATGACGAATTAATTAAAATGGAAAAAAAAATAAATTCAAAATATAAAAATAAATCAGTAAAAGAAGATCATATTCCAATTGCTATGGGTAAAATGCTCGATAGTGAAGGTGCAATGATCAAAAATCAACTTGAAACTATTGAAAGATCTGTAAAACTTCTCAGAGCACAAATTAAATCTGATGATATGCAAATTCCTGCATGGGTTCAAGCAAAAGTAACTTTAGCAACAGAAGGTATTCTTACTTGTGCAAATTATATGGCAGGTAAAGATCAAGAACTTGGTGAATCCATGAATATTGATGAAATTGCACCAGTAGTTGCTGGTGGATTATCTGTTGCAAGAATGGCAGCATCTCAAATAGCAAAAAATGCAATTAAAGGTGCAACAGAAAAAACAGTTGGTGCAGCTGCATCTGGTATCATAAACACCGCAGGAACACAAACTGCAAATACTTCTGCTCAACAAGCAGCCAAGCTTGCTATGCGTCCAGGATCATCTTCATATGTTTCAAATTTACCAATTGATCGTTCTGCTGCGACAGCACCAACAATTCCAAAACCACAAACACCATCATCTTCAAAACCACAAACACCATTACCAACAAATTCTTCTGGATCAACTTCGAATCAAATATCACCTAATGGTGTAAAAAATAAAACAAATGATTCTAAAATAAGAAAAAATATATCAAAATCTATAGAAACATCAATATCAAATACTGCAAGTATTGCAAAAAAAGGTGTGGGTGGATATGTTGGTATGTTTACTCCAAAGGAAGAATTTTCTCAAAAATTATTATCATTCAAACAAATCAATGACATTATGGAAACTGCTGCATGGCAAAGAAAAGAAGGTAAAAATCCAGAAGGGGGATTGAATCAAAAAGGAATTGATTCATATCGTAAAGAAAATCCCGGTTCAAAACTTTCAATGGCAGTTACTACACCACCTTCAAAGTTATCTCCAAATTCAAAAGCAGCAAAACGTAGAAAATCTTTTTGTGCTCGTATGTCAGGAATGCCTGGTCCAATGAAAGATGAAAAAGGAAGACCAACAAGAAAAGCATTATCTCTGAGAAAGTGGAATTG